CGGCCAAGGACTTCACAGTTGGTGGAACAGTCACTGGTCGAACTACTGGTTACACAGGAACGATTGCAACAATATATAGTGATTTAACAGATACAACAGGTGAAGCGTGGGCCGCAGATGGTGGTGCACAAAATGTAGACTTTGAAATAGATGCTGATGGATTTATAGATTTTAGTGAATCGAATCCATTTGGTGACCCATCGGAGACATACTAATGTTTGGTGACCATTTTTATCACGCAACAATGCGTAAATCAGTAGCTGTATTTGGTACACTGTTTAATAATTTAAAAGTTATTAGAAAAGCATCTGATGGTAGTGTTTTAAATCAGGTACGTGTTCCTTTAGCCTATGGGCCAAAACAAAAATTCCTTGCACGTTTAGACCAGGAAACAGGTTTTGATGCTCCTATGGCAATTAAATTGCCTAGAATGGCATTTGAAATTACAGGATTGGCAATTGATTCCACACAAAAATTACAAAAACGAAATAAAATAGCAGAGGAACATGGTTCTGATGTAGGTAAAAAGAAAACCATAAAACATCATACTGCTTATAATATTGAAATGTCATTATATATTATGGCTAAAAACCAAGATGATGGATTACAAGTTGTAGAACAAATATTACCTTATTTTAGTCCAGAGTATAATGTTACAATAACTCCGGTATCTGGCTTTAGTCATAAACAAGATGTTGCTGTAATATTAAATAGTGTAAATATCGATGACCAATACGAAGGAGATTTTGTAGAGCGAAGAGTATTAATATATCAATTAGACTTTACAATGAAAATGAAATTTTATGGTCCTACAAGCGACCAAGGTATTATACGAGAAATTAATATTGATTTCCATGATAAGGATAATACGGCTTTATTATTTGAGGAAATGGATTTCACCATAGGCTCAACTGATACAGAAGATAGTTATACTGTGACTACAACCATAACTGAAGATGGTACTGAATAATGGATAAAAAAGAAAAGATGATGGCAAACTTAGATAAAAATTTGCCAGAAGTAAAACAAAATAGACCTATTAAAATAGATAAAGATGTGAAAGATGATTATGATTTTTCTCGTAAAACTTATAAGGATTTAATATACACTGGAACAAGGTCGATGGATGTCCTGGCCGAATTGGCTCGTGAATCAGAACACCCAAGAGCTTTTGAAGTGTTATCACAAACGATAAAAAATATTGGTGATACCACAGAAAAATTAATGAATTTACAGAAACAGAAAAGAGACTTGACCCAAGAGGAAAGAGAAGAAGCGAAAACAGTGACTAATAATAATATGTTTGTAGGAAGCACTGCTGACTTACAAAGGTTATTATTAAATAAGGATAATGTAATAGATGCAGAGAGTCAAGAATAATGAATTTGGTTACCTAGGTAATCCAAATGTCAAAAGAGATGGAGTCGAAACTTCTTTTACAAAGGAAGAAATTCTTGAGTATAAAAAGTGTATGGATGACCCAGCTTATTTTGCCAAAAAATATGTAAAAATTATTTCACTTGATGAAGGATTAGTACCATTTAATCTATATCCTTACCAGGAAAAAATGTTTAAACATTTTAAGGACAATAGATTTAGTATTGTTCTTGCTTGTAGGCAGAGTGGTAAATCAATCTCATCTGTTGTATATCTATTATGGTATGCTGTATTTCACCCAGAGAAAACAATTGCAGTATTAGCAAATAAGGGTGCTGTTGCAAGAGAGATGTTGGCAAGGATAACACTTGCATTAGAAAACCTTCCTTTCTTTTTACAGCCTGGTTGTAAGGCCCTAAATAAAGGGTCGGTAGAGTTTAGTAATAATTCGAAGATAATAGCTTCGGCTACATCAGGAAGCTCAATTAGGGGTTTATCCATTAATTTACTTTTCCTTGATGAGTTTGCATTTGTTGAAAACGATGCACAGTTTTATACTTCTACATATCCTGTGGTATCTGCTGGTAAAGATACACAGATTGTAATTACCTCTACGGCAAATGGTATAGGTAATGTATATCATAAGTTATGGGAAGGAGCTTCACAGGGAACAAATGAATTTAAACCATTCCGTGTTGATTGGTGGGATGTTCCAGGAAGAGACGAAAAATGGAAACAAGAAACTGTAAACAATACTTCGGAATTACAGTTTGAACAGGAATTTGGAAATACATTTCATGGTAGAGGTAATACTCTTATAGGTGCAAATCATTTATTAGCACAACAGAGTAGAGACCCAGAGTTTTATAAGGAAAATATCTTTATATACAAACAACCTGAAAAGGACCATGAATATGTAATGACAGTTGATGTTTCAAAAGGTCGAAACCAAGATTATAGTACATTTACTATTATCGATGTAACGAGTGAATCTTTTGAGCAGGTATGCGTATTTAGAGATAATAATATATCTCCAATGCTACTACCAGATATAATATACAAATATGCAAATGAATATAATGCGGCATATGTTGTAATTGAAAGTAATGACCAAGGGGCTGTAGTCTGTAATGGTTTATATTACGATTTAGAATATGAAAATATGTTTGTGGAATCCACAGTCAAAGCAAATGCTTTGGGTGCCACAATGACAAGAAGAGTTAAAAGGATTGGTTGTTCGAGTGTAAAAGATTTAATTGAGCAGAAAAAGTTGATTATATACGATGCACAAACAATCATTGAGATGAGTACTTTTGTCAGTAGAGGAAGTTCCTTTCAGGCATTAGCACCAAATCATGATGACCTAATGATGAATTTGGTTTTATTTGCTTGGTTTACAACAACAGATGTATTCCAAAATTTAACTAATATTGATATGAAAAACATGTTATATAGGGAACGACTTAAAGCAATCCAAGATGATATGTTACCATTTGGTTATGTGGAAAGTGGAAATTACGAAAAGGATAAATATACAAAGGATACCGAAGGAAATATTTGGTTCGAGGCAGAATGGAAAGGTTCACAAAATTTTTAACAGAGGCTCCAGTAGAAGAGCCAATTAAAATGCAAGATTTGCATATCGTAGTACTTGGTCTAGGAGACGAAGAGGGAACTTTTGCAGATTTAATTCAAAAGACTGTTAAGAAGTATAATATAAAAAGTACAATGGTTGATGTCCAAGAAGCATTTATTGCCACAAAGGATGTTGAAATAGGAGAGGTTACCATTAATAATATCGATGGTAAGGACACAGAAGTTAAATTATCCATGCATAATTGTCTTGTCTTTGTTCGTGCGGGTTCGATTAAATCACTTAGTGCTCAGGCTCTGGTATCATCATTACAAACAATTGGCTTTTTCCTTGTGAATGATTTAGAGACAATGTTGGTTTGTGATAACAAAATGTCAAATACAATTGCGTTAGAACGAAATAATATATCAGTACCAAGAACATCAATTATTAATAATGTTAAATCCATAGAACAAGCACATAAGAACATTGGTGGTAAATTTCCTGTTATTATTAAAACACTAAAGGGAACACAGGGTGTTGGTGTATCAAGAGTTAATGATATGGCTTCTTTGGTATCTGTGGCACAATCTCTTTGGAAGTTTGATGCTGATTTATTAATACAAGAATATTTTGATTTAAAATCAGATATTCGTACACTACTTGTAAATGGTAAGATAATAGCAAGTGCTGAAAGAGTTAAGGTAAACAAAAAAGATTTTAGAAATAATGTCCATTTAGGTGCAGAAACTTTACCTTATATATTATCACCCGAAGAAAAAGAATTAGTTATCAACTCGGCAAGAGCTGTTGGTGCAGCATATTGTGGTGTAGACCACTGTAAAGTTGGTAAGAATTTATATGTATTAGAAGTGAATGGTTCGCCTGGTATTCGTTCTCACTTTATGGGATATGACGATAACCAGGAACATACGGATAAAATATCGGCAGCGCAAACACTAGATAAAATAATAAAATTATTTAGTAAAGAGCGACAAAGAAGACCACACATGCGACAAGAGGTTGGTTACATTGAAAGTATTATATTTGATGGCATGGAAGAAAATCCAGTCAGAGCTAAATTTGATACAGGTAATTCAGCCTCAGCAAGTATGTTACATGTTGATAAAATGAGTATCGAAGGGGATACAGCAATATGGGAGAAGAATGGTCATAAATTTGAAAGTGAAATTATTGATATATCTGAACCATCTCGTGGTATGGAACCCTTTGATAAAAGACCAGTAGTAGAACATGGTATTACATTTAATAATAAAAAATATATCGTAGAGATAGGATTATCTGAAAAGGATACAGCATCAGAGATGTTAGTAAATAGAAAACTTATGACCAAGTTAAGGGTTTCAGTTCATCCGAATAGATTATTTATGGTAAGTAATGTTGCTCTACGCAACGATAATAACGATCATTAATAGGATTTATAATATTATAAATAATACCATTGATTATTCGTATTATGAAAACATATTAACTAACTCAATAACATAGAGGATAAAGCGATGGCATTTCAAGTATCACCCGGCGTCGAAATTAAAGAAATCGATGCAACAAATGCAGTCCCGGCAGTATCAACCAGTATTGGTGGATTTGCAGGAGCATTTAATTGGGGTCCGGTTGACGAAATAGTAACAATAGGTTCTGAAAATGAACTTGTTGAGAAATTTGGTTCACCAGACGACAATACAGCAAAATACTTTCTCGTAGCTGCGTCATTCTTAAAGTATGGAAACGCACTGAAAGTAGTTCGTGCTGCATCAGGTCACGTTAACGCGACTTCTGATGGTAGTACAGGACAACTCATTAAAAATGAAGATGACTACGATAGTAATTATTCCACTGGCTCGTTGAGCGTAGGTAATTGGACGGCTAAACACCCAGGAGTTTTAGGAAATAGCTTAAAAGTGTCAATGATTACTCAGGGAATTACTTCCTTTAGTTCATGGACATATGCAAGCTCTTTTGATTCTGCACCAGGTACATCTGACTACGCGTCAGGTCTTGGTAAAACATCTGCAAACGATGAATTGCATATTGCAATCATTGATGAAGATGGTGCAATATCAGGGACTCCAGGTACTATATTGGAAACTTTTGGTTTCCTATCTCAAGCTTCTGATGCTAAAAAATCAGATGGTACATCAAACTACTATAAAGATGTGATTAATTCACAATCTTCATATGTTTGGTGGACTGACCATGATTCATCATTATCAGATGCTGGAGAAACTATAGCAGCCAACACTTCATTTACCACTAACTCAGCCGCAATCGAAGATTCATTCGGTGGTGGAACCGATGATAACTCACCAACAGTAGGTGAAATTGCATTGGCATATGACCTTTTAGAAGATGCTGAAACAGTAGATGTAAATCTATTATTTGCAACTCCAGACGCTAATGGCGCTGAAGATATTGCAGAGGATTTAATATCTATTGCATCAACACGTAAAGATTGTATGGCATTTGTATCACCTCCATTAGAAGACACAGTAGGTAGTTCAACACCAGCTGCAGATGTTAAGGCATTCGCAGATGGATTAACTTCTACATCATATGCTTCTTGTGATTCTACAGCACTATATGTATACGACAAATATAACGATGTATACAGATGGATTGGAGCTGCAGGTCACCAAGCAGGATTATGTGCTAATACTGATTCAGTAGCAGACGCATGGTTCTCACCAGCTGGTGTAAACAGAGGTCAATTATTAGGCGTAACAAAACTTGCATTTAATCCTAAGAAAGCAGATAGAGACACATTATATAAAGCAAGAGTAAATCCAATAGTATCATTACCTGGACAAGGTACTTTACTATTTGGTGACAAAACTTTATTAAGTAGACCTTCAGCATTCGATAGAATAAATGTACGAAGATTATTCATTGTATTAGAAAAAGCAATTAGTACTGCTGCAAAGGCACAACTATTTGAATTCAATGATGAATTTACAAGGGCACAATTTAGAAATTTATTGGAGCCTTTTTTAAGAGATGTAAAAGGACGAAGAGGTCTTACAGACTTTTTAGTTGTTTGCGATGAAACAAATAATACAGGTCAAGTAATTGACACTAACCGATTTGTTGCAGACATATTCATTAAGCCTGCAAGGTCCATTAACTTCATTACATTAAATTTCATAGCAACTAGATCTGGGGTTGAATTCTCAGAAATAGCAGGTTCATAGGAGATAAAACATGGCAATTTTAGGAGTAGATGATTTTAAATCTAAACTAGTAGGCGGTGGCGCTCGTGCCAACATGTTCAAAGTCACTTTGAACTTCCCTAGTTATGCACAAGGCGATGTTGAATTAACATCATTTATGTGTAAAACGGCACAGATGCCTTCATCTGTTATTGCACCTATCCCTGTACTTTTCAGAGGTAGACAATTACAGATTGCTGGTGATAGAACATTTGACCCTTGGTCAATTACTATTATCAATGATACAGGTTTCGAAGTTCGTAACGCTATGGAACGATGGATGAATGGTATTAACAGTCATAACGCAAACACAGGACTTTCAAATCCAAGTGACTATCAGTCAGATGCAATTGTTGAACAATTGAATAAAGCTGGTGAAGTAACTAAAAAATATGATTTTAGAGGAATATTCCCTACAAACATGTCAGAGATTGAAGTCAGTTATGATTCAGAAAATACTATAGAAGAGTTCACAATGGAATTCCAGGTTCAATACTGGGAATCTTCAACGACTTCTTAGGTTTATAAATAATATTGGAAGAGGGGATTTAATTATCCCCTCCGATAATATGAGGTGAAATATGGCAGAATTTTTTGGATTCGAAATAAACAGAAAAGGCAAAGGAAAAGAACCTTTAAGGCCTTCTTTTGTACCACGTACCGATGGAGATGATGGCGCTGGCGTTATAAAAGCTGGTGGACATTTTGGTGCGTATATTGATATGGACGGCGATAAGGCCAAGTCCGATGTCGATTTAATAATGAAATATAGAGATATTTCCTCACAGCCCGAGTGTGATGCTGCAATCGAGGATATCGTAAATGAAGCTATTGTTGGAGACCATAATGAGGCTCCAATTAATCTAATTTTAGATGAATTAGATATATCAGATAAAATAAAAGAAACAATACAACATGAGTTTGATTCAATTCTTTCCATGTTAGGTTTTAATTCATATTCACATGATATATTTAGAAAATGGTATGTTGATGGTAGATTACCGTACCACATTATTATTAATAATGAACAACCAAAGCAAGGAATTAAAGAATTAAGATATATAGACCCAGCAAAATTAAGAAAGGTTAAAGAAGTTGAAGAACAGAATGACCCAAAGACTGGTGCTAAACTAATTAAAAAAGTAGATGAATACTTTTTATATCAAGACAAATCATTAAATGTTGCAGACCAAGGTGTTAAAATATATCCTGATGCTATAGCATATTGTACATCTGGTATGATGGACCCAGGCAGAAAAAAAATATTATCTTATCTGCATAAGGCTCTCAAACCAGTTAACCAATTAAGAATGATGGAAGACTCTGTTGTGATATACAGAATATCAAGAGCTCCAGAACGAAGAATATTTTATATTGATGTTGGTAACTTACCAAAAGGTAAGGCTGAAGAATACCTAAGAGGTATTATGAATCAATATAGAAATAAATTGGTTTATGATGCAAAAACTGGCGACATTAAAGATGACAGAAAACATATGTCAATGTTGGAGGACTTTTTCTTACCTCGTAGAGAAGGCGGAAGAGGAACTGAAATAACAACATTACCTGGTGGAGAAAACCTAGGCCAGATAGATGATATTATATATTTCCAAAAGAAATTATACAAATCACTTAATGTACCGGTTAATAGATTAGAGCAAGAAGCGCAGTTTACATTAGGTAGAGCTTCAGAGATAACAAGAGACGAAGTTAAGTTTAAAAAGTTTATTGATAGGTTGAGAAAAAGATTCTCTGACCTATTCATGCAATTACTTAAAACACAATTGCTGTTAAAAGGAATATGTACACAAGAGGATTGGAAAAGTTGGAAGGAAAGTATTGCCTTTGATTATATTGAAGATAACTACTTCTCTGAATTAAAACAATCCGAAATGATAAGAGAAAGATTTGATTTACTAGGTAGTGTTCAAGATTATGTAGGTAAATACCTATCACATGAATGGGTTGCTAAAAATGTTTTAAGAATGTCTGAAGAAGATATGAAAGACATGGAGAAACAAATAGAGGCCGAAACAAAGGCTGGTGCACATTCTGAAGAAGAGTTTTAGTAGTTAAGGAACAAAAAATTATAAATATA